TACGGCTTTTTCTAAGAAGGAAACCGCCGACTTTTCAGCTATTTCTACGTGGGGAGTCTTCAAACCTACCGAAGATAGCCCAGATTCTATTATTTTACTAGATTGTCAGCGTGATAGATGGGATTTTCCCGAATTAAAGCGTATAGCTTACGAAGAATATCAATATTGGGAGCCTGATATGGTATTAATTGAAGCAAAAGCATCAGGAACACCATTAACACATGAATTACGAAGATTAGGCATACCTGTAGTCAATTACACGCCTTCAAGAGGGCATGATAAGCACACTAGAATGAACTCAGTTGCACCTATGTTTGAAAGTGAGCTTGTTTGGGCACCAAAAAGCAAACACTTTGCTCAAGAAATGATAGAAGAGTGTGCCTCTTTTCCATTTGGAGCTAATGACGATTTATGTGATACTATGACTCAAGCGTTAATGCGTTTTAGAGAGGGTGGTTTGGTGTCATTAGACGACGACTATCAAGATTTGGAACGAGCACCAGTAAAGCGAGTATATTATTAGAATGAGAATCTTTGTAACTGAATACGAAAAAGACGGAATGGCTCACGAAGGTCCGTTGATTCTTGCACCTACTTGGGAGCAAGCATTAGAGCAAGCTGAACATTGCAATATAAAACTTGTAGGAGAGCTTGAAGGGTTTTACAATTCTCATGATTATCCAGAAGTCAAGAAAAGGACAATACACTAATGGCAATTGAAAAAAATATCCCTGTACCTCAAGTAGAAGAAGTTAATCCTTACAATAACATGACTCCTGAAGAGCAAGAAGTAGGAGAATTGATTGAGGTAGTAGGTGAAGATTTGCCTATGGGTGTAACTATGACCGAAGATGGTGGTGCCATTTTAGGTGATATTGATGAACCTATGGAATCTGGATTTGATGATAACTTAGCCGAACTTTTACCCGAAGATGAGTTAGCTAGAATGGCTAGCGATCTTGTAAGTGGTGTCGAAAAAGATAAATCATCAAGAGAAGATTGGGAAAAAACTTATACCGACGGTTTGAAATATTTAGGTATGAAGTTTGATGATGAAAGATCAGAACCATTTCAAGGAGCAAGCGGCGTAATACATCCATTATTAGGTGAGGCTGTTACCAACTTCCAAGCACAAGCGTACAAAGAATTATTTCCTAGTGGCGGTCCGGTAAAGACTCAAGTGATTGGTCAATACGATTCTATTATTGAAGAACAAGCACAAAGAGTTCAAGAATTTATGAACTATCAAATCGTGCATGTAATGGAAGAATTTGACGAAGAACTTGATCAATTACTTTTTTATTTACCGCTAGCAGGAAGTGCATTCAAAAAAGTTTATTACGACGAAACACTTGGCAGAGCAGTATCTAAATTTATTGCTCCTGAAGATTTGGTCGTACCTTACTATACAACCGACTTAGAATCTTGTTCTAGAATTACCAACATTATCAAGATGCCTGAAAACGAAGTTAGAAAGCTTATGGCATTAGGTTTTTATAGACAAGTAGATTTAATGGGTGGTGATGACACATCACAAACATCAGGCGTACAAGAAGAGATAGATAAGCTATCTGGTATGGAACCATCTTACGATTCAGATGAAGTATCGGTTCTATACGAAATCCATTGTAATTTAGACTTACCTGGATTTGAGGACGTTGATGAAGATGGCGATTTTACAGGAATCAAATTGCCTTATATCGTTACGATAGATGCTAACAGCAACAAAGTATTATCGGTCAGAAGAAACTTTAAGGACGAAGATCCTCTCAAACAAAAAATAGAATATTTTGTTCACTTTAAGTTTTTACCTGGACTTGGTTTTTATGGATTCGGTCTAACACATATGATCGGAGGACTGTCTAAAGCATCCACGTCGATATTGAGGCAGTTAATCGATGCAGGTACCCTTGCAAACCTGCCTGCTGGGTTTAAGACAAGAGGTATTCGAATTAGGGATGAAGACACCCCTATACAGCCTGGAGAGTTTAGAGACGTGGATGCACCTGGTGGTTCTCTCAGAGAATCAATACAGCCGTTACCATTTAAAGAACCAAGTGGAACTCTGTTAAACCTTTTAGGTATCTTGGTAGATTCAGGTCAAAAGTTTGCTTCTATTGCTGAAATAAATGTAGGACAAGGAAATCCTAATGCACCCGTTGGAACCACACTTGCTTTATTAGAAAGATCAACCAAAGTTTTATCAGCTATTCACAAAAGATTACATAATGCTCAAAAGAAAGAATTTAGATTGCTTGCAACTATATTCAAAGATTACCTACCGCCTGAATATCCTTATATGACAGCTAACGGTAATTTAAGCATTAAAGTAGCAGACTTTGATGAAAGGGTTGATATATTCCCAATAAGCAATCCTGATATCTTTAGTGCATCACAAAGAATAGCTATGGCACAAGAACTTATGCAGTTAGTTCAATCTAACCCTGAAGTTCATGGTCCACAAGGTATTTACGAATCTTATAGAAGAATGTATGCAGCTATTGGTGTAGACAATATTGAACAATTACTCATGCCACCACCCGATATGGAACCAAAACCTATCGAAGCTGGTTTTGAAAATAATGGCCTATTAATGGGACAACCCGCTCAAGCATTTGCACAACAAAACCATGATGCACATATTGCGGTTCATATGTCTTTACTAAACACTCCACCTGTTCAAATGAATGCACAAGTCCAAGCCATTATTCATTCGCATATCATGCAGCATTTACAAATGAAGGCAGACAATCTTGCATTACAACAAATGCCTCAAGAAGCTAGAATGCAATACGAACAATTAAATCAACAAGCTCAACAAGTTCCACCCGCAGAGGCAGGACCTATGATGGCTCAAGCTAATGATATTTTGGCACAATTCTCAGCACCTATCCTAAGTCAATTAATGACAGAATACTCGCAACAGATTTCTGTACCGCAAGATGAAGATCCTCTTGTAAGTATTAGAAAACAAGAGCTTGCTCTCAAAGGTCAACAATTGGCTCAAGAACAACAACAGTTCCAAGTTGAGCAACAAAGAAAAATAGAAGAGGCTTTACGTCAAGATAAAATTGATCGAGAAAGAATTGCTACTCAAGAAGATATTGCAGAGATGAAAGACGATACCGCTAGAGCAAGATTAGATCAACAAAGACAATTTCAAATCGCAAACTTAATGAACAAAAATAATCGTTAGACTTGCAAAGAAAAAATTTATACAACAAAATACACACATGATTAAAAAAACAGACATTAAAAATTTATCAACCCCTAAAGTTTTGAAAGACAAGCAAAACTATAGCAACAAAGGAAACGTATCTTTTAAATCAGATGCGGGTTCTTTTTCTGCTAACGCTTCTGCAAAACCTGGTATGGGTAAAGGTAAAGCTAGAGGAATGGGTGCTGCCGAGTTTGGTGGTAAATTCTCTGGCATTTATTAATGGATGCTCTTTGGTTTAGAGATAAGTTCTTAAGAGAACTAAACTCAAGAAAGGAAAGCATTAATGATGCTATGCTTGCTGGGGTTAAAAACTTTGACCAATACGAGTATCTACGTGGACGTTACAGTTCTCTCGTCGACGTAGAAGATATATTAAGAGAGCTGCTATCAAGGGTAATAGAGGATGACAAAACAGAGCAAGGTAATAGTTCCTGAACATATAGCAAAGGAAGTAGAACAAGAAGCTGAGAAAGCAAACCAACAAGAAGAAAGCAACTCAGAATTAGACAAGGCTTTTGTAAGCCCTGAACAAAGAGTTCTTGATCCTTCTTTAATAGACAAATCACTTATAGAAAGAATGCCTCAACCAACAGGTTGGCGTTTACTTATTTTACCGTACAGAGGTAGAGGAGTTTCTAAAGGAGGCATTCAATTAGTTAAAGATACGGTTGACAGAGAAGCACTCGCTTCCGTAGTTGCATATGTGGTCAAAATGGGACCGCTTTGCTACAAAGACAAAGACAAGTTTGGAGAAACCCCTTGGTGCGAAGAAAGACAATGGGTTTTGATAGGACGGTATGCTGGAGCACGCTTTAAGTTAGGTGATGATGCAGAATGCCGAATAATAAACGA